GGAGGATATCTCCACTACTACCTACCTCCCGGGATACAATCCAGCTTTTCCACAGATCATCTGCAGAGAGCCTCAGGTGATGTCTTTCCATCTTTGTTACACATTGATCATTGAGAGCTTCACGGTTCGCCATGCACCCATGTCGTCCTTTTCTTCCGCCCGGAAGTAGACCTTCGTCCAGCCGAAGATGAGGCTCTCCTTGATGATCGCCACGCCCCGGGTGAACTGCTCATCGCCGAACTTATCCACCAAGCGCTCCAGCTCAAGGATCTTGTCCGGCTGGATATGCCCGTAGCGATCCTTGGAGAGCAGGTCAAGCACGGCACTAACGAGCTTGCGCTTGTCCTCATCTTCCGTGTTATCCCCAAGCGAGGAGAGGAAGCCCTTCACCTTCTCGATGCCATCTTCAGCCGTAGCATCGTAGCTGAACTTCTTATATCGCCCGATGGTGATACGACGCGTCTGCGCCTTGTTCATGAAGGCGTACGAGCCTTGCTCACCCCTTGTACCCAGTTCGCCCACCTTGAGGTCAAGCAGGGCGTGGAATGCACCCAGCACACGGAGCTTCGTGTCCCTTATCACACCCTCGGCATGCTTAATATCGCCGAACACCTCATCCACGGCCTCTTCAGCCATGGCGCGGAACTCCTTGCGCGCCTCCTTGAGCTTTGCCTCTTCTCGGCGCTTCGCTTCGGCTTCCTTCAACCTTTGATACTCGGCAGCTTCATCTTCTGTCAGCTGCACTGTCTTCTTTTCTTGCATGATTTCTATTCTATTTCATTATACGAATGCTTTCACTTACACCGCTTTTGTAGCGGGAGTCCATGCGCTGCCGCACAGCCTCGATCTTCCAACCGAGCGCTCTGTGCCTGATGCGCTCTGCTTCCGTCGCAGTATCGGCTCGTATGCGCTCCAGGAGCATCTGACGCTCCTCTTCATACGCCTTCAGTTCATCCTCGTAGCAGCGAGGAGGGCGAGGCTTAAAACGTGCCATTGCTTCACTAGTTTGCGATTTGTCCTTCTGTGAGTTTCGCTCCGAGCTCTTCTCGGTGCTGGCGGTTCGCCTTCTGGGTGTCCTTGCCTCGGATGCTGAGCATCTTCAGGCGCAGCTTCTCCAGCTCCTCAAGCGAGAGAAGGCAAAACCGCTTACCCGCTATCTTCGGCGAGCGGCAGAAGCGATCTACTGTATCCCAGCTGGCTGTATTGACACCGTAGAGCTGCATCTGCTTGAGCACTGCCGAGCGAGCCTTGCGCTTAGCCTCAATGTTGTCTACCTTCCCACGCAACTCCCTGATCATCGTTGCATACTCCTTGTCAGTCATTTCCCTGAGGCTGGTCGTTCTGCCTGCCGTCCACTGCGATACAACCTGATCCTTATCTGCTCCAGGAAGCCTGCGCAGAAGGGCGTAGAAGGCGGAGTAATTATTATGCGTTGCCATGGCCTTACTTGCTGTGTAGTCGGCGCTGGTATTGCGCTTTACGCTTCTCTGCCTCCTCACACTGCTTGCGGTAGTCATAGCTCAGGGCAACACCCAACACGGCGATGCCGAAGAGGCAGAGGATCGTGTAGCCATAGCTGTGGCACAGCAGGTCGAGAAGCACTGCAAGGCAGAATGCCACCAGGCAGCACACTATTTGTATCGTATTCATTGCTTATCGTGTTTTTGGCGCTCATCCTGCTCCAGGAGCTCCTTATGGAGAGCCTCATTCTGCTGACGTAGCTTCTGCATTTCTTCATCCTGCTTTTTGTGAGCCTTATCGAGAGCTTCAAGCACCACCATTATGAGATCAAGGGTATCCTTGACCTTTCTATTCCTCAAAGTCAGACTGCGATTCTCCTCTCGGAGTTTTTGAAGCTCGACTTCACCTCCTCTCTTCAGGCATTCCACCTCCTCTCTAAGGCAAGCATTCTCCCCTCGGAGCTGGAAGACCTCTCTGAGGTCGTCTTCGTTCTTCTTCTTTACGTCTTTCAGCTCTTTCCTTAGATGTCTGATGAATAGGTATTCAAAGAGCAGTACCACGATTAGCCCGTTGAGGGCGCTTACAATTAAGTTGTTCATAGTTCTTATCATTACTAGTTAGTATTAAGACTCGTTATTCTTTTTCTGCTTCGACTCCCCAGTACTTCGCCTCAGCTTCCGCCCAAATGCTGTAGTGCTGACCAGCCTCGGGGATGTATCTCCCCTTACAGATGGCGCGGTAGCCTTGCACGAGGATCTTCATGTCGGCGTCATACTGCACCTTCGTTGCCGTTGCGCCCTTGGGGCGGTCGCCGTCAGCGTGACTGATGAAGATGAAGAGCTTCTTGGGGTGCTTTTCTTTCAGCCTCTTGTACTCAGCATAGTTCAGACCAGTGTACTGCAGGCTATCGATGATTATGAAGTCGGGGCTGCGCTGTTTGTCCAGCCTCAGGCTGAGCTCTTCTAGGCTCTCCCTGTCGAGGATGAGGAAGCGTCCTCCCACCTCACCCATCCGACACCGCTGCATGTTCTGCTGGAAGGAGAGCGAGAGCGACTCCTCCAGGCTGTTATAGGCTACCTTGCCATACTTACACAACTCGCGAGCGAGCTGCATCGCAAAGGAGCTCTTACCATTGGCCGACTGACCCCACACAAGCCATACACCTGTCCGGCCGGGCTCGCCGAAAGCCGCCCTCCACTTCCCCTCAAAGGGGATAGAGGGGACTTTCTTTGCCAGCACCTCGCTGGCAGAGTACGCTCTTGCCATCGCTATGCTTGTAGTTTGAGCTTTTCGATCTCGGTGTACACCTTGCGGAGTCCGCCCGACTTACGAGCGAGGCTCACCGCATCCACCCCCTCGGGGGCATTGAGCTTAGCCACCTCAACAGCTTGTTTCAGTAGGAAGCTCTTACGCTCTTCGCTGTCTTGGGGCGTCACCTTGCGGTACGCATCCCCGAAGCGAGAGAAGAGCTCGGTGTAGCCCACTTTACAGCAGTCGATACTGCGCTCAATCTTTGCTCGCAGACCATCAGCGCCCATCATGTACCACCCGCAGCTTCGCTCCGTGGCGTTCCACAGCGCCTTGAGCTCAAGGAAGGCTTCGTACTGAAGGTCGCCCGCCTCGTCGAGGATGATTAGCGGGGTATCCAGCCCCTTGAGGTAGTACACAAGGTCGGCGTAGACCTCCTCGTAGCGCCCCTTTGCCTCCAAGCCAAAGCCCAAAGCAATCGAGCGCACCAGGCGAACCTTGGTCTTTGTCTGGCTGCAGTCGATATACACTACGTGCTTGTGTGTGCGGGCATAGTGCCGGGCGCTGAAGGTCTTCCCGATGTTCGGGATGTCGCACAAGAGGGCGCTGAGGCTGCGCTCCTGGCAGGCTTCCAGCTGTGAGGTGATGTAGGAGTAGGTGTCGGTCTTCGCTACCTTCCACTCGATCTCCCCCCTCAGGGGGACATTCAGGCGACGGGCAAGACTCAGCCACGCCGAGTCGCTCAGCTGCTTGTCGAGCTTCCCCTTCTTGATGGCACTGTAGACACTTGGTGCTACCCCTAGTGCTGTGGCGTGCTTGCTATCACTCGGATAGTTCGCCCGATCGGCGCTAATCGCCTCCAGCGTGCGCGCCTTGAGTTCATTCTTTATTTCCATGCTTCTCTTACTATTTTCTTTGCCCAGCGGGTGAAGTGTTTCTCTTCGAAGTAGATCTCCCCCTTGTCACTCTTTTGAGGGCGACCGAAGGATCCGTTCTTGCGCAAGCGTTGGGCGCGCTTCTCACCTAAGACATCCACCAGGTCTTTCCAGAGGCAGACAGTCTCAATAACCACTTCTAACTTCATTGTATACTCCTTGTTTCGTTTCTAGTGCCTTCACAACACGCTCGCTGAACTCACATATGTTATAGTTGTTTCCTCTCGAGCTACCTTTCGAGCCGTAACGGCGCCCCAACTCTCCCGACTGCCTGAACCGCTCAAATAGTTCTTCTCCTAAGTCTTCTTTAAGGGCTTGTTCAGAGTAGAACCAGGCGACGAGGCTGTGCCTTCCGTGCTTCATTGCTAGTCCGGGCTAAAGGTTTGCATTGTTAGTGCAGATAGAGCTTCTTTACTGAAGAACTCCTCGGCATAAACCAGCCCATCATACAGGTCGGGTATCCACTGCGTATAGCCAAAGGCACCCTCTTCGTTGAGCCTGTTAAACTCATCACTACCCAGGGCATCTATTAACTCCTCGAGTGTCCAGTAGTATTTACCTTCAAATTCCATTTTACTTCTATTTAATTGGTGTTTGAATGCTGTTTTTATAGCTCCGCCATTGCCCTTGTTCGGGCGTCATCCGTGTTCACGTCTGGCAGGTAGCTCTCGAGCGGATCTTGATCAAGTAATTCTCCATCATCGCCTCGGCGTAACGTGACGACCTCAACCGGGCGCAGCTCTGTGAGTGCCTTGTGGGCGTCTTCCTTCATCAAGCGAGCCTTGCCTGGCAGGCGATCTGCAATATGAGCGTCAAAGGCTTTCACACGCTGCAGCTGCCGATGTAGGAGGTGGCGGTCTTCGTCTGTCTGCTCCGCCTTAGCCTCATTCAGGCGATGGATCTCCTCGGCGGTCTCGATATAGCGACCACCCTCGTAGATGTGTACCTCGCCCATTTCGCCCTCGACCTGCTCCCACCAATAGGCATCTACCTTGCCGTCTCGGTTTTTCAACTTGCCGATACCCTCTGGAGTGAGAGCAAAGCTCCTGTAGTTGGCCTTGATGTGCCCTCGGCGTACCGACGTCGAGCGATGTTCACCGATGAGCATTGCCAGCTTGTGGGTGTCTATCTCTGCCAGCTGGGGGTTCACCGACTCCGTAAGCACCTGCCAGCGTGTGCGTCCTCCCCAATAGGCGGTATTGCTGTGTGGAGAGTGATTGTATTCGTGGATCAAGCCCTCGTAGAAGGCTATCGCATCCTCATAAGCCCATACCTTTGTCTTGAAGCGGTCGTTATGCTCGTCGAAGCTCTTCTCCTCATTCGTCTGGTTGGCATCCAGCCGAGCATAGTGCCTACCCGTATTCGGGATGTACTCCTTTTCCGTCTGGTACTTGAATAGGCGGTTCATGTGTTCAGCCCCTTTCGCCTGAGAGTTGCCAGGGGCGAGGAAGTTTGGCTCAGGGAAGAGTGCGCCCGCCTTCATAATCGTATCCCGGAAGTCAGACACAAGGTGCTGCTCTACTTCCGCCTCGTAAGGGCAAGGGAGGTTATTCGCTATAAGCGTCCTGAAGGTGCTACGTAAGCACCCAATGAAGATGTCATGGCGTTTCTTACCGCTGAAGCTATACCCTATGATAGCTTGGCTCGCCAAGTCGTAGGCAAGGTAGATCTTCAAGCTCACGATCTCACTGACACCTTGCTCACGCCAATTCACCTTCAGCTTGAGGTCACGGTCGTCGAGGGAGATCTTGGAGAGCGACATCGTCGGGCGTTTACGCAGTACAAAGGGCTGGTTCTTGCCTCGCCATGTCTGGTAGTCATCATGTACCTTACCTCGCAGAGCTTTTGCCTCAGGCGTGCTGAGGTAGTTTGCCACCGTTGTCTCGCTCAGGTTCTTGTACATCCGAGGATCGTAAAGCTCGCCCGTCTCGGGGCTGTATATCGACACCAGGCCATCTACAAAGTCATTGTAGCGCTGGGCGACAGTGGTATTATAAGGCCTTGTGTCGTCGTTGTCGATGGCAAGAAGGAGGTAGAGCGTGTCGTGATCGACCTTTCTCGTTTGTTGATTGCCGAACTTCCTACTGATCAGGCTCTCGTAGCCCTTGGCGTCGAACTCTCTTAGTGCCTTCCTAAAGCGTGTAGCACTCTGTGGAAGTGTATGACCAACCTCCTGCCTGTAGTAGCTGATGGCGCTTGCTAGCTGTTCCCAGCGGACAACCTTACCACCCCCCATCACACGCTTGAGAAGGCGTATATCTGCCTGAAGGCTCTTCACAGCTATCAGCACCGAGGCGTTCGCAGTGTACTCCTCAGTTAGCTGGGCGATACGCTCCAGGGACAGGGAGAGGTTAAGCTCCCTCAGGCGCTTGGGGTAGTACTCCATCGCCCCTCTATCTCGGCGGTAGTGCTCGCTGAACCACTTTTTGATTGTAGCCACCTGGACGGCGTCTGTGCCTATACGCTTGTCTACTTTATCGCGGAGGGAGAGGGGCAGGCTATTGTAGTCAATGAGAGCTGTGTTACCCTTACCCTTACCTTGACGTACGACCTTTATTTTACCTCTTCGTGCTAGAGTTTGATAGTTGGAATAGGTCAAAACGGGGCTTAGGTACTCCGATTGATCGCCAGCTGTACGGCGATCCTCTAGGAGATCGTCAAGCTCAATAACTTGTATTTTTCCGTAATGCTGGAGCATGGTACTATTTCAGTTCTGCAGCAGTTCCCTGTATAAGTGCAAGCATCTGTATCGTGACATTATGATATACCGCCACAAGAGTACCGCCATATTCAAGCGTTGCTTCACTCGTTGCCTTATCCACAGTAATTATTGCACCATTATCAAATGTCTGGATCATCTTGCCATCGGCATCATGAATTGTCTCACACTCAGGAAGGGTGCAATATACTTGCCCTCCGCGCTGAAGAGCCATCTCTCGTACTCGCTGAGACTCCTTTCCGTGTCGTTGAAAAGCAAGAGCGTAAGACACAGCAGCCGAGCTTAGACCTGTTTCTTCCTTGATAGCACGTTTGATGTCTACGCCTATCCTTATCTGTCGTTCCATTGTCTCCTTATTCATTTATTGTATCTTCACAATGTCGTTTCCGTTTCACAGTGCAAAGTAAAGGATAATTTTCTCATAAACCAAATTTAAGGAGTTTTTTTTCTCATGCCGAAAGATGGTATAGCTTATCGCATCGCTCAGTTGCTAGAAATACTCAATATTCGAATTGCCGAGTTTGAGCGCTCTATAGGGGCTAGTAATGGGGTGATAAGGAAGGCGATAGCAAATGGTACGGATATACAGAGCAAGTGGGCTACTGCGATAGTAGAGTGTTATCCTCAGGTATCACCATTATGGCTCCTCACAGGGAAGGGTGAGATAATTAACTCAGATATACCTCCTCAATCTTTCAATATTAAAGGAGATATTTCTCAGTCGGTTGTTGGACATGGAGGTAGCTTAAACATTATTAAAGATAGGCCTCATGATACGGAGGATATATCCTGCGAGCTACTTGATCGAATAATCATGGAGAAGGATAGAGTGATAACCACACTATCTGAAACAAATGACATGCTAAGGGAGCAAATCAAAACCAAGGACGAACAGATACATACTATTTTAATGGCAACATTCAGCCATACAAAGGCATAGACTGCTATCACACAAATAGATAACAATGAAATGCGATTGTAATACCCCCATCAACTCATAGTGTTTTGGTGCATTTTGAGGCTTATATACATACATACCGCCTGTATCTCGAGGTATTAAAACTCGCATTTTGACCACCTAAGTGACCACCTAAACAAACCCATTTTGACCACCTAAAACGACTACCTAAGTGGCCACCTAATCGCACTATGAGGTCAAAAAGAGATTTTGTGGAAGGCTTTCGCAAATCAGATAAACAACGTACAAGAGCGCATAAAACAACGATGGCGACTACTGCACTGGTCCACATGCAATAATCGCCATAATCAGCTATTTACGTCCCATCCAGCCCCCTTATGCGGGTAATCTGGTCCGCCCCCCCTATGCCCTCTATGTCAATGTAACATTATCTTGTCTCTTTACCTCTATCGGCCGCCCGAATGTAACACCAATGTAACCTAAATGTAACGCTTCGTTTTTTTCTCGTCCGAGCTGTCGAGGGTGACGAACGTTCGAACTATCAGCGATTTAGAGGGTGCGGTGTGTCTATGGTATTATGTACGCTTCGTTATACCCCCCTTAAAGGGAGGGAAGCTCATTG